GGAGCCGACCGAGCATCCGAAGTCGCGGCAGATCGAGACGGCGACGAGCGAGCCCTCGTTTCCGGTCGGAACCGGCGTCGGACCGGGCCGGTCTACGGCGAGGTTGCGCGGCTCTTGGCCGGGTCGCTCGCCATAGCGCGGCACCATCAGCGGCGCGACGACGCAGAGATCGGCCTTGGCCGTCTGCGTCAGGGCCGGCTCATCGCCGGCGCGCGGTTCCGATTGCCCGGCCCGCCCGCCGCAACCGACGAAGACCGGCGCGATGATCGCATTCTGATCCTTCGGCGAGGCCGTGAAGGTATGGGCCGGCGCGTCCGCGTCGCGGTTGCCGCCGCCCTGCTGCGCATAGGTGACGAAGGGCATCACGATCGCGTCGTCGCGCTTGGCCGTCATCGCCGAGAGCGGTTCGTCGATCGCGCGGTCGCGCGCCTCGTCGCGGCCGGTATGGTTGACCTTGACGATAAGGGGCCGGCGATCGAGCACCCGCTTTTTCACGCCCTTGGCGATCCGCGCCTCGGTATTGTCGGCGAGCGGCCGCTTGGCGACGAGGCCGAGCTTGGCCTTGATCTCGGCCGTCGTGTCGAAGATCGACGGGATCGGCAGCGAGAAGTCGATGCAGTCCGCGACGATCGGCCAGCGCTGCAGCGCGCCGGACGCGATCAAGGGCGCATCGGCCTTGTCGTTCGGGTCGCCATAGCGCCGCTCCGGCCAGACGATCGGCTCGCCATCGCGGCGCATGATCATGAACAGGCGCTTGCGGATGGTGGCCGAGCCCGACCACCAGGCGCGCCGTTCCTGCCATTCGATCTTGCTGTAGCCAAGCGCGCGCCACGCCTCGACGAAGGCCTTGAAGGTCTCGCCCTTGCGTTCGGGGCAGCGCTTGCCGTTCGGCAGCAGCGGCCCCCAATGCACGTATTCCTCGACGTTTTCGAGGAAGATCACGCGCGGCATCTGCCATTTCGGCAGGGCCTTGACCCATCCGAAGATGGCCCAGCCGATCCCGCGCGTGGTCCGGTCGCCGTCGCGCCGCGGCGCCGCGCCCTTGGCCTTCGAATGGTCGGTGCAGTCTGGCGACATCCACAGCATGCCGATCGGCTGGCCGGCGCACATGCCGACAGCGTCGACCGTCGCGACATCCTGCAGCATGTGCCTGGTCTGCGGATGGTTCGCCCGGTGCATGGCCAGCGCCAGCCGGTCATGGTTCACGGCGATGTCGGGCGAACGGCCGAGCGCCATCTCGATACCCGTCGAAGCCCCGCCGCCTCCGGCGAAGGAATCGATGATCAGCTCACGCATGCTCAGCCCCCTTGAAGTGAGGCGAGCGCGGGTCGTCGATATCGGGCATCACATGCGTGACCGTCCCGAGCATGCCGAACCAGATCCAGCCGCCGCCGTTAAAGTCAGTCCATCGCGCGCGGAACCAGCCGCGCCAGCGGTCGCGCTCCTCTTCGCCGGTCGCGAACGCGAGGTTCGGATGCTCGACGAAGATCAGCACCGGCTCGTCGATCTCGCGCGGCCAGTCGGCCGCCGGCACCGCGCTGTCGTCGGGGAGCGGGAGGTCGAGCCGCATCAAGCCCTCCCGCGCTGCGCGAGGCGATCAAGGCGCTCGATTTCCGCAATGATCAGGGCTGCGGCGCGGACGAGGTCACGGCGCCGATCCTTCGGCTTCCACCAGACCCAATGCCATGGCCAAAGCTCGCGAAGGCGGGTGAACGCGAAGTTCTCGTATTCACGGAGCAGCTTTACGTTGGGCGGGTCATTCGGATTTCGACCATCTCGCGTGTAATCATCCGAACCGCCGGCTATTGCATAGCAGGCGGCGGCCCGCGCCATCTCTCCATTGTCATGCTCGTCGTCATGCGCCGCAGACCAACCCTCGATGCTGAGATGCCGCCGGCGCTCGGCGATGACGTCGTGAATGGCCCTGCTGTAGCTCGATCCGCCCATCACACGCCCTCGCTGACCGAGAGCGCGTCCGCCGGCGCATCCGCTTCGTGTTCAGGCGCCTCGGCGCCCCAGGCGAACCAGCCGGGATAGGCGGTGCGGGCGTTGAGTTCGATCTTGGCCCAGTTGGGAAAGAAGCGATCGGCGAAGCGATGCGCCCAATCGGGCTTGGCGCTGTGCTCGGTCACAGGGAACTCGAAGACGCTCGACCACTGATCGCCCATCGCAGGGCAAGGCACATCACCGCGCGTGCCGATCAGCAGGTGTTCATGCTGCGACCGCAGCCAGTAGCCGGTGATCATCCGGTCCTTGTGGCCGGAGGCGTTGGTCTTGTAGGTGAAGCCCCACCCGGCCATCACCTCGATCGCTTCGGGCAGCATCGGCGCTGTCGCCCAGAGCAGAAGCAGGCAGTTTTCCGCCGCGATCTCGCCGACCGGGCGCGAGGCGATGACGTCGAGCGAGGAGGTCGGGTAGTGATTGTCCGGCGCCCGGTCCATGCCGGTTTCGTCCGACCAGGCGGCGAACTTCCATTCCGGATCGGCCAGGATCACACCGAAGCGCTGCCCGCTTTCGATCAGCGCCTTGAGGTCGCGCTCGCCGGCGGCAATGCGCGGCGCGAGCTCGGCCTCGCGCTCGGCCCGGCGCGTCTTCTTTTCGGCCTGCTGTTCGGCGCGCAGGTCCTTGAAGGCCTGCCGCAGCAGCTTGCGGTCGACCGCGTCGATCAGACTGCGCTGCTCTTCCGGCGAGAGCCGCGCGACCTGCTCGGCGACGCTGACCGGGACGTCGCCCTGGCGCACGGCTTCGGCCAATTCCGGCACGCCATGATCGCGCACGATCCGCGCTCGCTCGATCGAGCTTTCGCCGACACGCAGCCGCTCCGCCGCCTGCGCCACGGATAATCCGTCAATTGAAGGATTATCGCCGTTGCCGGCCGGCCGGCCGCGCTTCAGGCCGGCGATCTCGGCGCCGATCATGGCGCGCTGCGAGGTCGAAAGATGGCGCCGATGCAGGTTGTGCGAGAGCACATAAGCGAGCGGATCGCCCTCGATCTCGCGATCGTAATCGCGGAACCAGAGCTTCAGCGCCCGCCGCGGCGGGTTGGCTTCGAACAACCCGGCCGCGACCGCGGCGCGATAGCGGTTGCGGCCGTCGAGCACTTGCCCGTCGAGCAGCACGATCCGCTCGCGCAGGCCCTGCTCACCGATATCGGCGACGAGGTCGTCGAAGGCGGCGCCGTCGATTAGCGGGAACAGCGCGGCGTAAGGGTGCGGGCTCAAGCCGCCATCGGGCAGGCCGGTCATGCCGCACCTCGCAACAGCGGAAGCAGCGCCGTGGTCAGCCGGCTCACCAGCGCATCGATATTGGAAAGGCCTTGCGTCTTGGCCTTTGCGGCGAGCGCGAGCCGCCATTCCTTGTCGAGATCGACTTCGCTCAGAGCGGCAATAAAGCGCGCCTCGTCGCGCCACCAATCGGCATGATCGGCCAGGACGAGGCGGACGCCGTCGAGAACGATCGACCGCAGGAGGTTCTGCCCGTCCTGCGCCTGCGCGGCGACACCGCGCAGGACCGCGAGCGCGAGTCCGCGTCGCTCGCGGGCCAGGCGATAGAGCGCCTCGATCGAGAGCGTCTCGCGCGCCTTCATCTGCGCGCCGGCAATGCAATAGCCGAGGATGCGGATATCCGCTTCGCGGCAGAGTTCGTCGACGAGGCCCGCCTCTCGATCTACGGCTGTCAGCGCCGCCTTGTGCAGTTGTACGGGATGCACGCGGGTGGTCGCGGCGTTGATCGCGCGGAAGGCCTGCGCCTGCTCGCCGGCATCGGCTGCGATGATCAGGCAGGGCACTTCGGTCAGTCCCAGCGCCGCGGCGGCCGTGGTCCGGTGCTGCCCGTCGACGATGGCGAAGAGGCCGTCCGGCAGTGGCGCGACCACGACGGTGGCGAAGCGCGACCACGAGAAGTTCTCGGCGATGGCGCGAACGTTGCGCCGGCCCTTCGGGCTGATCTCACGTTGGTAGCGCGGATCGACCCGCAGCGTGGCGATGGGCAGCCACCTCTGTTCGCAGAGCGGGCCGAGCGAAGCGGGACGCCTGACGCCGCCGAGCAGCGTGCCGTCGATCGGGCGCGGGCATTCCGAGCAGCCGCGCTTGACGCCGCTGCGATCCACCATGTGAAAAGCGGCGCTCGCGCAATGCGGCGAGGCCATCGGCGGCGCAGTCATAGCCGTGCTCCTAGATTGAAGGGTTGGAAAAGCCGCCGCCTCGCACGGGCGGGCGAGACGGCGGCGGGACGAAACGCAACAGAACGAAACGAAGGGGTCAGCAGTCGCTGGCGATGGCGCCGACGAGAACGACGATGGCGACGACGATGATGAGCGCCGTCACAGGCGCCTCCCGCAGCGAACCGGGCACCTTGCGGATCCCGAGGCGATCCGCTTCATTGCCGAAAAGCGGCAGGGGGCTTGATGGACTGGCCGGCAGTGACGCGACCCGAGTGGATCTCGCTGGTCGCACTCTTGGTCGCGGTGGCGTCGGCGACGTTCACCTGGCGCAATTTCCGCATTTCGGCCCGAAAGGAGCGGCGTGAGGTCGAAGCTTCGCGCCCGCTCGTCGAGCATTACATCGATCACTTCGACGATTTGCGCGGTGACTACCTCAGCGTGCGAATTGTAATTCGTAACCGCGCTGGACACGGCCTCATTTTCGATGGCGCCAGGCCTATCGATCGAACCGAATTTGGCATTTATGACTGGCGGCTCCTGCCGGCCGATGAGCGACACAGCAGCGAGCCGGCCAGTGATGCCGCCATGGATGCCGCCATCAGGGACGAGATCCGCTTCGACCAGCATATCGACCCGCAGCAGGCGCTCCATCCCACGCTGCTGTTGGCTCTTCGCCGACCTATTCCCGAAATTAGGCTTCAGCTCTCGCTGTCCGAGCGCTTGCCTGATATCCGCCGCTCGACGATCACCGTGAAAATCAGGGTGCCGGAGGCGACCGTAATGGCCGTCAGAGAGAGAAGCAGAGCCCGGCCGTCGGACGTGTAAAGCAGGTCGGCCAACCATGCCGGTAGGTTCATCGAAGCGCTCCATGATCATCGCGCCCGCGCCGCACTGAACGGCACGACAGGCCCCTGTGCGCGGACGCCGGCAAGGCTCTTGCGCATTGCGTCGAGCGCCACGTCGAGTTCACGCGCTGCGGCGTCGACACGCTCGGCCTCGGCCGGGGTCACGGTGCCGTCGGCGAGCGCTTCCGCCATGGTCGAGGTGACCTCGGCGGATTTGCGCATCAGCACGGCATGGTCGCGAAACAGGCTCGCGGCGGATTCTCCGGCGGCGGCTTCGTCGGACAGGCGCCGGCCGTTGAGATCGGCCATCACGGCGGTGACGAGCGGCACGCCGCATTCGGCCTCGAGCGCCAGCGCCGCCGGCAGCGAGATGATGTCCTCGCCCGTCGTGTTCTGCCAGCGCGAGACCTCAGTCTTCGAGACGTTGGCGACCTCACCGGCGCGGACCACGCCGCCGGCGCGGGCGACGAGATCGCGGGTCGCGGCCTTGATCTGGAAGAACCATGCGTCGGAGATGGGGCGGGACATCGCGGCTTCCTCGTGATGCTTCGGGCAAAGCGTTCCCGGCGCGGGAAAACGCATTCGCGTTTCCCGTGTCGGGAAGGGTTCGGGGCTGGCAGAACAGTGACCGTCAGGTCAGCGCCTTACGGGCGCGTCCTTCAGGGAGGCGGAAGCCAATGCGGACGGTCTGGATCGAAAGCCATCAGGCGGCCCTTTCGGGAGCGGAAGAGGTCGTCAACGCAGCGGGCGGCGGAAGGCCGATCTGGGACTCCAACAAGTCCAGCAGCCGGGAGACCGGGCCGCTTTCGGCCTGACCATTCTCAAGCCGGGAGATGGTCGCCTGGCGCACGCCGAGGAATTCGGCGAGCTGAGGCTGCGTCCACCCCTTGGCCAATCGGAGGCGCTCGGTGCGTGTCATATTCGATGCTGTATCCGAAAGGGATAGAGCAAGTCAATCCGACAAGGATAATCCGTTTCGTATAATCGGACGGATGAGCACTGAAGCCATTCGCTTGCAAAAGGCCCGGGCAAAGGCGGGATACCCTACGCCGGCGGACGCCGCGCGCGCGATGGGCGTCCCTCTGCCGACCTACTATGCGCATGAGAACGGCGCCAAGGGGCTATCGCGATCGGGCAAGCGATATGCGCGTTTCTTCCGCGTCTCGTACGATTGGCTGATGAACGGAACCGGTGAGATGAAGCCGGCCGAGCTTCGCTCGCCTGGTCGAATCACGATCAATCTCTACGGCTCCGTCGGCGCCGGCTTCATGGTCGAGCCCATATCGAACACGAGCTACGCCGACGCTCTTGACGAGATCGAGTTGCCCGACATGGAGTTTGTCGGCGCGCTCAAGATAAATGGGGATTCACAGTACCCTCGTTACCTGCATGGCGAAGTGGTCATGTACGACCTTCGCCCGGTGACGCCGGACGTGCTCAAGGGGAAATACGCCGTCGTCGATTGCCTCGACGGACGCCGCGTCCTCAAGATCCTCCGCAAGGAAACACCGAGCGGCGCTTGGCAGCTCGACAGTCACAATGCGCCCTCGGAAGAGGTCGACGTTCTGGCTGCTTATCGCGTCCTTGGTACGCTGAGCTGATGAGGGTGACATGGCGGCTCGATACCTGCTCGTCGCAACGTGTGCAGCTGCGATCGGATTTTCGGCCGGTCTCCTGACTGAGCGCTACCTGGCGAAAAATTCCGCGCAAGCCTCTGTCTCGGCAGCGGGTGGTATCATTTCGCCGCCGCCCCAGTACCCGCTGACGCGAGGGCCGGAGTTCGCGACGTGGTTGACCAAGCGAGCTTCGCAGCCTCTCGAGCCCATACTGCATCCTGCCGATCTCGCCGCGGCGATCTACCCTTGCGGTCAGACGCCCTCGGCCTGCAGTGTCCAGCGAACCGCTTTTCAAGAGACGATCTCCGAGCTGAGGCGCGAGCCCAGCCGCATGCGCGAGATCGCCAGGTGCATGCTCGATGGCTGCGACGGCGCGGTCGCGAAGCTGCCGGCGAATGCCTGCCTCTGGTGGTCGCTCTATCTCGTCCAGTTCTCCCGTCAGAAGGGCGCGATGGATGAGCGCTATCAGGCAGATGCCTGCGCCTCGGCCCGACTAGGGCCAGAGGACCGTGCCAAATCGATCGCCGGCGAATGGGAGCGCGAAGCAATGTCGGCGCTCGGACTTTCCGGATAGGCATCTGTCTGGACGTATCCGAAACGGATTGACTATCCCTAACGGATAGGGCATCACTCCTCCATCGCACACCGATGGAGGCGCACTTGCCCGTCCGCCAAGCCTGCTACACCCCCCGCCAGACAGACCCGGCCTTCCGCCGCTACGCGGCCGACCTGACGCGCCGGCGCAATGCCGGGACGCTCTGGGAGCTGTCCGCTCTCGCCACCTTCCTCGCCGCCGTCCTGCTCTGGGCCGGCCTTGCGACCGGTGGCCTGTGAATCGCGTCGTCACCACGCGCGCCCATCCCCGCGATCGGGGCACCAAGCGGACGCCGGCCGCCCACCCGGCGATTTCACCCACCGAAAGGACTTCCAGCATGATCGCCAACGATCAGCCGCAGACGACTGCCCGTCGCTCCGTCGCGCCGACGCGTTCCGTTCCCGCCCGCATGGCGGATTTCATCACCAGCCATACGGCCTCCGCCGGCGGCGTCACCCGCGAGGACCTGTTGCTCGACTTCTCCAGCGAGGAGATCGACGAGCATTTCGAGCGGGCGAAGCAGATCGCCCGCAACGCCGGCAAGGTCCGCCAGTAATGGGCGCCGCGCCGGCCATCAACGCGGCGCGTCCGGCGCGGTCCAACCCGCCGGAGCCCCGCCTCACCCGCCCGATGCGTATCGCACTGGGCTTCCTGCATCTGGGCGCGCTGTTCCGCGAAGCCAACAACACCTGGCGCAGCCGCGCCTATCCGCAGGAGCGCGTGCTCGACACGACCGTGCGGGCGCTCGAAGCGATGAGCATCGCCAAGCTCTACGAATACGAGGGGATGCACGGCGTACGCCGCGCCTGCGTGACGCTGACGCCGCGCGGCATGCTGGTCTATCGCGGCGGCCCGCACGCACATCGCCGCCCGCCGCCGGTGCAGGCCGAGGGCGTGCTGCGCGAGGTCGAGCAGGCGATCGGCCTGATGGACACGGAAGCCGAGGGCCTGCGCCGCCAGCTCACACTGGTCGAAACCTCAATGGCGACAGCGCGCGCCAAGATCGCCGAGGGCGAGCGGGCCATGGCTAGCGCCAATGCCCGCCTGCGCAAGCTTGAGGAAGGCCGGGCCCGCCTCTCGGCCTGCCGGCAGGATCTGCGCGCTTTCGCCGATCAGGCCTGCGAGCGTCTCGGCGCCGAACTGGCGGAGGCCGGACGGTGACCCCGATCCTCGATCGCTATCGCCTGACCCCCGGCCTGCCGCCCGATGGCGCTCCCGGCCAGTTTCTCGGTGTCGATGCGACTGGCAACCTGTGGCTGCTCAGGTGGCACCGCCGCGGCGAGTGGAATGCCCTCGGCTACGAGGAGGGCATCGGCGCCGATCATCCGGCGCTGCGGCGCGGGCTCGACCTCGGCACACTCATCGTCGGGCACATCATGGGGCCGCCCCTCGGGCAGCGCCCCGGCATCACATTCCGTTCGGCGGGGTTTCCCCCTTTCCCCGCCGGAGACGTCGAGGGCGCGGCCGGTGAGATGAGTGGCACCGCGGCCGATGATCGGCACCCCGTCGGGGTCCGCGCCCTCGGCCTTCCAGATCCGGCCCTTCTGCCGGACGATGACGAGGCCGCCTATCCGCTCGTGCGAGATGCCGTGGTCGCGGCCCACAATGCGACCGCGAGCTTTGTTCAGCGCCGGTACCAGATCGGCTTCAACCGCGCCGCGCGCTTCATCGAGCGCATGGAGGCCGAAGGCGTGATCTCGGCATGGGACGCCTATCACAAGCGCCGGACGGTGCTCGCGAATAAGGAAGCGCAGCCGTGACGATCAGCACCGCCTGCAACTGCGCCGAAGACGTCGACACCAAGCTAGCCGAGCACAACACGCGCCTGCTGCGCGCTCTCGTGTTCCGGCCGCCCGGCGAGCGCCTGATCATCGAGACGGAGATCGTCGAGAAGAAGCGCGGCGCCCGCCCGGTCAGCATGTTCCCGAGCTTCTGCCCGTTCTGCGGCACGAAATATCCAGAAGCGGAGGCCGGTTGATGGGCACGCGCCTACGCTATTCCGACACGCTCTGGCTGCGTCTCGCCTGCCTTGTCGACGAGCCCTTCAATCCGGGCGTGCCATGGCGGCTTGCCCCGAACCGCTTCGCCGAGCTGGAGCGGCGCGGCTTCGTGGAAGCCGTCCCCACGCCGCGCAGCATCCGCGCCGTCGCCACCGATGCCGGACGGCAGCGCCTCGCCGAAATCAGGGACCGGGTTCTTTCCAGCAAACAGGTGGCCCATGGCTGAGACCATGACGAAAGAGCAGGCAAGGGCCGCCCTTGACGACGCCCTCAAGTCGATCGGCGTCGCGCGCGAGATCATTCGTACGGTCGAGCCGACACTCGCGCGCTTCATGGTCGAGTCGCAGCGGATGGAAACCATCGGGCCGATCCTCGATCCGACCCTGTTCAACAGCAGCGAGCGCCGCGCCACCGAAGCGATGGTGAAGCCGTTCTTCGAAATGGCGCTCGCCTTCGTCGAGCGGCACGACCGCCAGATGGAAACGGTCAGGGTCGCGCTGGAGAAGGTGCAGCGCCATGACTGACGAAGAACTTCGCTCGACGCTCCAAACTGTTCACGGACGCCTCATCAGAGCCGCCGCGCTGGTCGAGCGCTGCATCAAGGACGGCGATCTCGACGTCATGGCCGTCGAGGCGGCGATCGCCGCGCCTCTGCGGATCCTGATCGATGAGACGGACAGTACCGTCGACGACACGGATCGGAGCATCCTGAAGCTCATCCTCGACGAGCTCTTCGCGGGCGACGCCCATGGCTGAGACCGCGATCGAATGGACCGAGCGCAGCTGGAATCCGATCGTCGGCTGCGCGATCGTCTCGCCGGGCTGCACCAACTGCTACGCCATGAAGATGGCGCGGCGGATCGAGCTGATGGGCACGGCCGCACATTATGACGGCCTGACGCAGCAGACGAAGGCCGGCGCCGTCTGGACCGGTAAGCTCGCGCTGGCGCCTGAGCATGTGCTGCTGGAGCCGCTGCGCCGGCGGAAGCCCACGACCTGGTTCGTCAACAGCATGGGCGACCTCTTCCACGAGGACGTGCCGCACTTCTGGATCGACCTCGCTTTCGCTGTGATGGCGCTGACGCCGCAGCACACCTATCAGGTACTGACGAAGAGGGCCGCGCGGATGCGCGCCTATCTCTCGGATCATTTTGTGCGCGATCGAATCGCGATGGCGGCGATCGACATCGTCAATGCGCATAGCGAGATGAAGCTTGCTTCGCAAAAATGGTTCGAGCGGCGTGACGGCGTCGACCACCTGATCATGCCGTGGCCGCTCCCGAACGTCTGGCTCGGCGTCAGCGCCGAGGATCAAAGGCGTGCCGATGAGCGCATTCCAGACCTTCTGGCGACGCCGGCGGCGGTCCGTTTCGTCAGCGCCGAGCCTCTGCTTGGCCCGATTAACTTTCGGCACTTCCGCTGCGATGAGACCTATTCACCCGATTCCGACCCTCACAACGATCTCGACGCTCTCACCGGCGAGGTCAGCAATCTTGCCGTGCGTCACACGGAGAGACGCGCCAAGCTCGATTGGATCATCGTCGGCGGCGAGAGCGGCCCCGGCGCCCGGCCGATGCATCCGGACTGGCCGCGCCAGATCCGCGACCAGTGCGTGGCGGCGGGCACGGCGTTCTTCTTCAAGCAATGGGGCGAATGGCAACCGCGCAAATGGTGCCGCGACGGCGGCACGCATGCGCTCAATAGCCATCCCGGCCACTCCTTCCAGAAAATCCAGTCTCACCCGGATTCGATCGAGCGCGTCGGCGCAGGACCCGATTGGGTTGCGCTGGCCAAGGTGGGCAAGAATGCCGCCGGCCGCCTGCTCGATGGCGCCGAGCACAACGCCATGCCGGAGGTCCGCTGATGAGATTCGGAGCCGATTGGACCTGCGATTGCGGCTGGGCGAACCTCGATGTGCGCCGCCGCTGCCGGCATTGCGACAAGCCGAACCCGACCAATCCGCCGATCAACCAGCCGGACGGCCCGGGCGCCTATGAAGGCGACGTTTTCTTCGGTGATCCGGTCAACACGACGCGGGCGACGCATCGCTGGACGATCGGAGCCGGCTGGCAATCGATGGAGCAGCGATCATGAGAGCCCTCTCTATTCGCCAACCATGGGCCTGGCTGATCATCGCCGGCTTCAAGCCGGTCGAGAACCGCAAGCAGCTCACGCATATCCGCGGCGAGAGCCTGATCCATACCGGCCGGGAGATCGACGGCCCGGCGCATGACGCGCTGATGCGCGGCCTGCATCCGGTCACCTTGCAGCCGTCGAAGCTCCGGCTGGTCTATCCGCCCGCGCGCGGGGAATCGTTCAAGCTCGGCGGCTTCATCGGCATCGCCGAATTCACTGGCAGCGTGACCGAGCATCCCAGCGAGTTCTTCACCGGCCCGCACGGCTGGCTGGTCGAGAACGCCCGGCCGATCCGCTTCCAGCCCTATCCCGGCCAGCTCGGCTGGTTCACGCCGGAAACCAAGGTCGACACGCGGACAGAAGGCGTCAGCGCTGATCAGGAGAGCTTGCTGTGAAACTACGCCTTGAACCGACCGGGCTTATCGAGACCGTCGAGGGAACGCCCTGCAGAATCTGGACGGGCACGACCGACGCCGGCGTACCGGTCCACGCCTATATCGCGGTGATCCAGCCGCAGACACACGACCCCGCCGCGCTTGCAGCCTTCGAGGCCGAGCTCGAGGAGGTCCCATACGAGCGCCAGCTGGTTTCGTTCGATCTGAGGATGGCGACATGAGCGAGCGCACCCCCGCCATTGCCCATTGCCGACCCTGCGGCCACGTCTGGGCCATGGCCTGGACTCCGCTCGGAATGGCGGAAGCCGCCCGCTTGATGAAGGCCAGTTGCCCCGCATGCGCAGAGCGCAAGCTGATCTTCATCGCATCCGCCGAGCAAGCGGAGGCCTGGCGCAACGGCCCACGCGGCGAGCCTTGCTTCGTCAACGAAGGAGCGGCGCCGTGATCCGCGTCACCTTCGAACTCCTGCCGGGCGGAGATGCAAGCCGCGCCCGCACGATCGGCATCATGGAGGTCGCGCATCTGCGCGAGCATCTCGACGGCACCGCCGACTATGCCGTCGCGCTGAAGAAGACGCCGCCCTTCGCCGGCGCACTCAAGGCCGCATGGAAGTCGGGGCGGGTTTCCTACGACGATCGCGCCCTCAACAACGTCGTCGCCGGCGAGGATGAGGCGCTCATCACCGCGCTCGCCACCGGCCACCATCGCACCCGCCGCGGCGTCTACGACCTTCTGTTTCGCGCCCTGAAGGCCTGCGGCCTCGATCGGAGGAATCCATGAGCGAGCTGCGTTGCGAGTTCTACGCCAGTGAAGAGGGCGAGCCGTTCTGCGCCTTCGTCTATGGCCAGGTGCCGTTCGATCGGGTCGCGACCGATGCCGTGCGCGCGAAAATCCTGCGCGAGGTCGAAATCTGGGATCTCGAAGCGGAGACGATCGCGACCATCAGCGAGGCCATGCAAGCCGAGCCGGCGCATCTATGGATCCGCCAGGAGGGCAGCTTCGAGGATTCGCCCTACTATTTCTGCAAGGCCGATGACGAAGGCGCCATCGCCATCACCGGGTGGAAGCTGCGATGAGAACACATCCTCGTCTCCGGAAGGCCTGGCGTGTCGCGATCGAAGGCTATGACGACACGGACGTTGTCTATGCCATCACCGGCTCCGAAGCGAAGTACGCGCTCTATGTCGCGATGGACAGCAGCAGGAGCTTTGCCGAGTTTCTGCAGGTCGTGACAGCCCATCGCGAGCCCGCCCGCGACATCCTCTTGCCCGATCGTCACCCTCTGGCCGCCCAGCTCGATCCGAGGATCCTGAGCTGCGTCACGCATGCCTATGGCGGAACCGGGTTCAAGGCCGGCTATCGCGACCACTATTTCACCAGCGACCGCGACCCGATGCCGAAGGCTGCCTATTACCATGGGCTTTTCGAGATGCACCGCGTCCCGCGCCGCATCGCAGGAGATCGGGAGAGCATCAGCTACATCCTCACCGAGCTCGGCAAGAACGTCGCCCGCGGCGAAGCCGAAACCTATCCGAGGTGGTGATAGTGAAGCCCGTCCGCCTCCAGCTTTCGCGCAAGGCCGGCTTCAATCTGCAGGCTGCATCTCATGCGGCCAACGGCCTGCCGGCCGTGAAGGTCACGCGCCCAGGCCCGTGGGGCAACCCGTTCAACTTCCGCGACGCCGCCTGCTGCTGGCTCGCGCTCAGCTTCGGCTGCAAGGGCAATCCCGAAGGCCGGCAGGAAGCCTCCGTGAAAGCCTACCGCTATTGGATCGATCCGCCAGACGGCGAGCGCACTCAGGCGATCGAGCGGCAGGTCATGCTCGGCGACATGCCGCTCGGCCCCAAGCTCGAGGTTGGGCCGGCGCCGGCGCATGCCGATATCCGCAAGGCGCTGGCCAACAAGAACCTCGCCTGCTGGTGCAAGCCCGGCGCGCCCTGCCATGCCGACGTGCTCATGGAGATCGCGAACGGGCCAGTCTGCGAGGCTGTTCCCTGATGGCCCGCGCAGCGCAGCCCCAGCCGACATTGCAGGACTACGAGGATGCGGTGATCTACCTGGCCGAATGCGTGGTCGCGCATGGCGAGCGCTTCGCGCCGTTCCTCGAGAAGGTCATCGCCGGCCGGGACAGGCTGGCGGCAAGGCAGGATCCTGTTGCCCGGGCAAGAGCGATACTGGCCGGCGCAGAAGCCAGCCGACGACACCCTACGGTGTCACCGCCCCAAACAACACTTTGAACGCCAGCTTAAGCCGATCGAAAAATGAAAGTTGAACGGGCAGCGGCGCTGGAGCAGGAGCGGCGGCAGGCGGCAATGCTGGGTTTTGCGGCAGCGTTATCGCGTTAGGCTGATTAACGACCATCATCTGCATCATCTTTACATGCGCGATGCCGTTGTGATTTTCGATCAGCTTGTTGGCGTTCGCATTTCCGACCGTCAGCATGCAGGCGTGGTGGACAGTCAAGACAGCGTCCTGAAGTGCCGGGTCGTCCTCAAGATCGATAATCTTGACTCCCTTATCCTTTAGTTCGTTGCGATGGATATGACGCCCGTGAGCGTGGTGCAGGTCTTGGCTGAGCATGAACTCAACTATTTCCGCAGCCTTAATAGCTGCGTCAGCTTCGCCATGCAGCATGCCGTCGCGGACGGCCTTGGTTCCGATCGAGCGCGCCCATTTGATGCTCTGATCCGCGACTGAGAGCAGCGTGGGTCCATACTGGGAAAGAATCGGCTGCCAGACCAAAGCCGTGTTCGGATCGGCTAAAATCTCGGTGCGAGCACGATCGAACTCTTCAAGGATCGCGATAGCCGGAATCCCGCCGAACTGGGGATCGATTGGGCCTAGGTTGGAGTGCCGGCCCATAACGATCTCGCGGGCCGACAGGGCGATCATGGTGCCGCCCGACATGCTGATTTGAGGAACGATGACCCTGACATCATTCCCAAATTTGCTTCTGATGTAATCAATGATGCTTTCTGTGGCTGCAACATCGCCACCAGGGGTGTGCAGGATCAGGTCCAGCCCCTTGTCAAAGCTCAGGCCCGCGAAAGCGGCCATGAAGCCATGCTTATCCTCGTCATTGATCGATGTGGTATGAAAGTGCTCTTGGCCGTCTCGATGAAGCCACCCCGAGTAATAGACCACGACATTGCGTCCGGTCAGTTCATGCAGGGCTTTTATGTGTCGGCGGCGAACGCGATCGAAAGCGCTTGAGCTCTGCCGCCGAATATCTTCGATCTTCAGTTCTTCAAGAACTTCGCCGAACGTTGCCACTGCCACCCCCCGACGGTGGCCTCCAGCGAATTATCCGCCGATTTTCTGCGAAGCACCGTCAGACGTGTATGCAGGTACTTGCGGCACTTGCCAAGGCCAGATCCGCCGCGAAGCGAGCGGCTTGGCAATCATCGCGCGCTGGACCGGATACTTTTCGACCGGCATACGCTCAGCGGCCCCGGCCAAAATGCGATGGAGTTCGGCGTCCAAGTCGACGTTCTTGTTGTCGGCCATGTTGACCCTCCCGTTACCCGCCATTGGGATTCAGCCGTGTTACAGCCGAATCGCTTACACTAAGGTGAATCAACTGGCTACGGCCGCCAATGATCCGCCTGACAATATTTTGACACAAATCCTAAACATCGCGCGGCGCTTTGAAGGCGATCCGCTGCAGCCAGTCGCGCTTCTGGTTTAGGCTCGGTCCAAGGCCATATTTGGGCCGGCTGTATTTGTGCCCCATCAACGCAGCGATCAGCTTCTCCGGCGCCTCGATGGCCGTGAGGCGATCCTCGAAGCAGTGCCGTAGAGAATAGAGCGAGTGTCGCGGCGTCGGCCGGAGCTTCTTGTCGGTCAGGATCTTGTTGACCAGGGCGGAAAGCGTGCTTGCGTTGTCGCGGTAGCGCGGGAAGCCTTCGGGTTGCAGCTTCATCGCAGCCAAGGCGACGCCGACGAGAGGCACGGTGCGGCGGGAATCGTCCGTCTTCATCTGGCGGCCGTCCGGCTCGATGGACACGTGGGGCACGGCATGGTCCAGGTGGATCGTGGCCGCCGTTAGGTTCACCACTTCGGAAGGCCGCATGCCGGTATCCGCGACAATATAGATGACGCGGCGCGCCTCGGCGTTCAGCTCGCCGAAGGCGCCGGCCGCCAGGAGCTTGTCTTGCACATAGCCCGCCTCGAAGGCGGCGCGCTGGCCAGCGCCGCCGCCGGCGATGCGCAGCTCGGCAAAGATCGGATCGAGGCCGAGACGCTTCAGACGGTTGAGCTCGCGCCACATTTTGTTGAGATGGCCGATCGTCTTGTTCGCGGTGTCGATCTCGACCTCGTCGGCGTCGACGCGGTCCTGCCAGTGCTCGCGGAAGTCGAGAGCCTGATTGCGGGTCAGGCTGTCGATCCTGACGTCGCCGACGATCTCGATCAGCAGATCGATCGCGCGGCGCTTGGCGTTACGCCAGACCCGCAACTGATCCTCGGATTTTCCGGAGAGCGATGCGCGCTGCGTCGCCTCATAGGCTTCGAGCAGGCCGGATAGCTTCAGCTCCGGGGGCTCGACCAGACCGAGCACTGCATCCGGAGCGTCGGATGTGGGCTTGAAGCCCTTGGCGCGGATCGTGGCGACGCGCTGCACGATATCCGCATCCGGCCGCTGTAGAAGCTCGCTGGCCGGGATCGAATCGAACCCAATGGCCCGAGTGAACTGGCGGGAGGCCTCATAGCGCTGGGCAGCCTGATCGGACTGGCCGAGCCATAGACCGCGCCAGTAGGCTTCGGTCTCGGCATTGATCTTCGCGGCGACCTTGGCGGCCACCACGCCTCGCGGATCATCGCCGATGCGGACCTTGGTGGACTGTTTGACGATGCCGCGCTTGTCGTGTTCGGCGTAGATCGCGGGCACCCGGCGCACGTAATGCCACCACCCGTCACGCTTGCCCAGAAACTGAGACATTCGCCCGCCGTTACTCGAAATGTTGGACGTTTTGTTACCCGAAACAGGGCTCCAGCGTCAACGATGGCGGCAAAAACGTAATAATCTCAGCGATTTAACGGGATTGTGCGTGGCGGACAGGGCGGGATTCGAACCCGCGATACGGTTTCCCGTATACACACTTTCCAGGCGTGCGCCTTCAACCACTCGGCCACCTGTCCGGCGCGCTGCTTATGACTGCCGGCCCGTCATCTTTCAAGGGCCGAGATGCAGTGTTTTGCACAATCCCGGCAAATCGCGCGCAACCGGTTGCGATCCGCGGCCGGTAAGGCCACATCTGGTTGCCGGAAGGGCAGTGTCGGCGGGAGCCGTGCAACCCGGTGGCTTGCGGCGGGAGCTGATGGTGCGGTTTCTACTCCGTTTGATCGGTTATATCTTCGTCGCGGCGGGCTTCGTCGCGCTCGTGATCGACGGCGCGCGCTCCATCGCCAATGCCGGATTGCGCTTCACGCCGGTCGGCGACCTGATGATCGCCCTCATCCAGGAGCGCTACCAGCAGATCCAGCCGGCGATCGAGCGCAATCTCCATCCCTGGCTCTGGGATCCGGTTCTGCTGACGGTGTTGCGCGCGCCAGTGGCCGCGGCCGCGCTTCTGCTCGGCTTCGCGCTGCTCTGGCTGGGGCGGCGCCCGGACGAGGTCATCGGTATCGTCACGCGTCGGTGATGGCGCGCAGGCTGTCACACCCCTGTCCGAACGGCCCGCGGGCGCTTACATAAGCGTCGAGCTCGAACGAAACGGAGCCAATGATGTTCTCCCTGCGCAAGAAGACCGAGATTCCGACTGCCGCCGAGGCGCTGCCCGGCCGTGCCGCGGCGATCCCCACCGCCGAAACCCATTTCGTCAACGGCCGCCCGCTGGCCGGGCCCTATCCCGAAGGTCTCAGCATGGCCGTCTTCGGCCTGGGCTGCTTCTGGGGCGCCGAGCGCAAGTTCTGGCAGAGCGGCGAGGGCGTCTGGGTGACCGCCGTGGGCTATGCCGGCGGCGCGACGCCAAACCCGACCTATGAGGAGGTCTGCAGCGGCCTGACCGGGCATACCGAGGTCGTCCTCGTCGTCTTCGACCCGGCAAAGATCGCCTATGAGGATTTGCTGAGGATCTTCTGGGAAAGCCATGACCCGACCCAGGGCATGCGGCAGGGCGGCGATATCGGCACGCAATACCGTTCGGCGATCTACACCTGCGACGCCGCTCAGCAGGAGGCGGCCGAACGTTCGCGCGTCGAATACGGCAAGGCGCTGGCGGCGGGCGGGTACGGCCCCATCACGACCGAAATCCGCGAGGCGCCGACGCTCTATTTCGCCGAAGACTACCACCAGCAATACCTCGCCAAGAACCCGGGCGGCTATTGTGGCCTGGGCGGCACCGGCGTCGCCTGCCAGATTGGCCTCGGCGTCGAAGCCTGAGGTCAGAAGGGGAGGCGCGGCCTCCCCTTCTTTTTTGGCCTGTCGAGTTCCTGATATGTTCTTGCGCTGCCGCTGAAGCTTCGCTAGCTTTCCCAAGGGACAGGGGGAGCGGGGCCGAGATGGTGGCGCGGGTCGCGACGGTGGCGTTCGAGGGCATCGAGGCGCGCGCCGTCGACGTTCAGGTGCAGATCGCGCCAGGCGGCGTCGCCTTCGTGCTGGTCGGCCTTCCCGACAAGGCCGTCGCCGAAAGCCGCGAGCGGGTCCGCGCCGCGCTGCTGGCCTCGGGCCTCGCCCTGCCGGCCAAGCGCGTCACCGTGAACCTGGCGCCGGCCGACCTGCCCAAGGAAGGCAGCCATTACGACCTGCCTATTGAGAATATTACGATGTAAAATCAGAAGCTTACATCAAATTCACTGAGACAAGAGGCTCATCAGGTAAGCAGGAGGTAAGCGGGCGTCGAATTTTCGCGCCGCTGATCGGCACACTTCCTTACCCACCGGCACCGCTGCCCCGCCACGCAAGCGACACCGCGACGGCAATGACCATGGCGAAGCCCATAGCTATGAGTATCATGCGGGCAATGGAGCGACCTGCCCGTTTGGTCTCCGGTCGTCCGTCGCTCTCGCTCATGGCTCACCTCGTCGCCTTCGCGCAGCCCCTTGAACGAAGCTTGTCGTGCCGTCGCGGCTTTAGCACGGCGACCTATTCCCACCCTTCCGGGTCATCGTGGCGAGCTTCCCACTTCTCGATTGCTTCTACGAGGCCGATCAGTTCTGCCTCCTCGGGACTGCCCTCTGCGGGGCTCCCGAGTTCTGCCACACGCTGGGTCGCTCTCTCATAGTCGTCGACGCATCGAACGATAGCGCGCCTGGGATCCGCCTCGGTTGCGCGGCTCGGCGAGAGGAATGAAAACACCTGTCCCTCCTATCCCTCGGCAGCGGTGGCCACGCTCGTCTCGTATGCTACCATTGCAGCTGATAAATCGAGGAAAGCGCCTTCGTCGCGCTCATCGTCAGGCGCATCGGCCAGCGACCTAAGTTGCGCGACGGCTTGCTGATACTCGTCCTCGTTCTCGATCGTCATGAGCATATGACCTCAGGCCTCAGACTTTCGGCGGCAAGCCCGCTCTGTCGAAAACCGGGATCGACTCCGTCGAACCCTCTGGCCTCTGCCCTAGAGGCAAATCTTCGGCGGCCTGTCGAACGGCTTCCTCTGACTCAGTGAGGCCATCAGACGTGTTGTTGGCGTCGCTGCCTTCGTCATGAATGTCTGTTTGATCGCTTACGCGGCGACCCGTCGATATCGGGTCGGCCGCGAGGGAACTTTCTCTTGGCGCGATCAGCTCTCGCTCGTCTTCCAACATTGCCGGATTCTCGCGGGGGTTTTGCATGGCTGGCTCCTTTCTAATTGAAGCGTCGCCGCCTTTGCTTTGTTCCGCGCAACCAACGCAACGAAACGAGTCGCCAACGGGCGGCGAATTGAATCGTTCCGACTCGGAACCCGCCTCGAAAGCGGCCGGTTGATCCGCTGCCAGTGCGTTGCGGGAGGTGTTCCCATGGTTGCCCTGAGAAAGCCGGCCGAGCTGCCGCCACGTCGCCATAGCGCGGTGAAGCGCGAGCTGTATCGTGAGCGATGCAGGGATGAAGACGGCAATCGCTACACGGTTATCGTCTGGCGCGATTGGCCAAGCACCAACCTGACCTCGTTCACGTTGGAAGACGGCACGCCAGTCCTTTACGAGGACGAGTGTTATTTCCTGATCGAGCCGACCCGTCAAATGCTAACGCGGTGCGACGATTGATGTGCTCCATCTCCCGGCATGAAGACGACATTAGAGCGAGCATTTGAACTGGCGCGCTCTGGAAAATACGCCAGCATGAAAGAGCTTCAGCGCACCCTCGCGGCAGAGGGTTATGCGCAGCAGCAGCTTACCGGCCCCGTGCTGTTCGAGCAGCTTCGCAGGCTGATGAAGGCTTCCAAGCCGCCAAGCGATAAGGCCTGATCGATTGGACGAGAGCGCATTCCGGCTGCGGCTGACATGGCCGGGCGAAGACGAAAACGATTATCTCGTGCTCGACGAGCAGGCGAACATCATTGGCAGGATCTACAGGGAAGTTGCCACGTCGCAAGGTCGATGGCTGTTCTTCGTCGGGCCGGGCAATCTTCCGCGACGCGCTGACTTCCATGGCTATGTCGAAAGCCTTGAGGAAGCGAAAGAGCGCTTCAAAGAGCTGTGGCCGCAATATCGAGCGCAGTGGACGGAAGAGCGCCTAGAGGATGCCCTGGCGCAGCAGCGTGCCGCGTGGGCTGCGGGGAACTAATGGCCCTCGGTCGGATTCCATGGCCATGGAAGCGAAAATCAAATCTCAGGCCGAGTATGAGGCCGCGCTGGATCGCATCGAGCAGCTAACCGGCGCCCCTGAGGACACGCCCGAGGAGCACGCGCTGATCCAGCTTGTTCTCGATGTCGAGATATGGCGGGCGAAGCATCAGCTCTAGCCTTGGAACCCGCAGCCTTTCCAGCGATTAAATCGCCGCTAAGGAGGCTCCCAAATGGCAGACGACAAGAATAATCGCGGCCCTCAGGACCGCTCGCGCATCAACCTCAGCGAGGATTATGAGGTCCGCTATTGGACCGACAAATTCGGCGTATCGAAAGCGCAGCTTGAGGAAGCTGTTCGCGAGGTCGGGTCTTCGGCTGAGGCTGTTGAAGCAGAGCTTCGCCGGGCTACGCTTAGCGGGGGCAAGGAATGAGCGCTGCAATCGACATTCGGCGCGATGGTGACGAGTGGGTCATTGAAGATGGGTCCGCGCGCATCCGTCTCACGAAACCAGGCCCCCGCATCGTTGAGCGCCTAGTGGAAAAGTGGGACCGCCAGACGGATCAACAGGAGATTGATCAACCGCGCGGCGCGGCGCCAAAGGACAGCGCCGACTGAGCGGCTTTCCCGCCTTTTGCGAATCTGGCAGAGCGCCCGTCATGCCTTATCCGCCTGAAAATCCTCCGCATGTCTTTTCCGTCCTGGCCGGCCGGGAGGTGTCCACTTGGTCCGACGAGTGGAAGCACGAATGCGAGGTGCGCATGCTCGCGAACATGCCGCTGGCGCAGCGGAACGAAGTGCTGGACGAGCCGCAGAAAGGCATGAAGGCGAAGCGCGGAGAGCCGGCGGTTGCGCGCATGCGGGCCGAGATTGATCGGTACGCCAGCCTTATGCGGCCGAAGTCCTAGAGCGCTGGCTTGCTCCTGAAACGTTCAAGTGCGCGGCGCACTAGATCAGCCTCATCGACCGCGACAATGGCGTAGCTGGCGACAATGTACGCCAGGCGAGTGCGAGCGTCGTCCCGGTCGTACTCAGGCACTTCAGGCTCCAGCTTCGACCATGCAATTTCCAACGCGCCCTGTGCGCGGGCTAGGTCGACCGGATCGGTAAGAGAGGAAAGCGGCATGGCAGCTTTATGCGCTCGGAGCGCCGCTAGGCCAACCGCGTCTAGAACAGATCATCCTTGGACGGCTCGATGGTCGTAGGGTCGTCGTCGCCTTCGCCGGCCTTGTTCACGCGCGTCGACACGATCCATTCGCGCAGCTCACGGGGCGGCTGCTTGAGCAACTCCATCCCGCCCGAGCCATCCAGCCACGGCTCGAAATCCTGCCGCATCAGCATGCACGGCATGCGGTCGTGATACGGCGCCGTCCAGGCGTTGGCCTCGCGGACAATCATGGTGCAGGTCGTGATGTCCTCGCCTGTCTCGGGATTGCGCCAGTTCTCCCAGAGCCCCGCAAAGGCGAGCAGGTCGCCATCGGCGGCAGAGAAGAAATGCGGAACGCGGTCTTTCTTTTCGCCGGTCCATTCGAAGAATCCGCTGGCCGGGATGATGCAGCGTCGGCTTCGATAGGCGTGCTTGAACGTCCCGCTTGTGTCGACCGTCTCGACGCGGGCGTTGAAGGTCGCGAGTTTGAAATCCTTGAGCCCGCCCTTGTGCCAGCCGGGGATGAGGCCCCATCGCGCTTTCTTCAACTCGCGGCCGGCCTCGGTCTTCACGATGATATCAACTTCGGTCGTCGGCGCGATGTTGTAGCGGGCGCGCAAGTTCGGCGTGGCTGTCGGAACCGTCAGCGGCTGGCTGAAGGCTACAATCTCGTTCCAGCTATAGGCCTGGCTGAACCGCCCGCACATGGCCGAGGCTCCTTCCGCTAGCTCCGCAAACTGATTGCCCAATCTGCATAAGGCGTATTCTTGGCCATGCAGCGATTATAGTCGGGCGCGCCATCGTCCCACCAGACTGGCCCTCGCTCCCCGAGCGCAACCTTGGCAGCATCGACGGCGGCTCTCGCTTCGCGCATATCGCCCTTGCCGGCTTTGGCGTCTTTCACCGCTCGCCTTGCGTTCATCAGGTCTTTGACTAGCTGTTGCCGGCTGTCCTCTGGAATGGCCGGATTGGTCGCCCGCCAAAGCCTGCCCGCGACAATGAAATAGCGACCGTCTGGTGTAGTTGGTCTACGCATTGTCACTTATGTCCCACCACCTCAACATCAAAAACTGCATGCCAACGCAACGATTGGCGAACAATTTGGATCTAAAAGCACCTAAACTGTCTCGGGTTGCAGGCAAAATGGACCGCACTCTATCAAAGCCGGAAATCGCACTAATTAATGCATTGAATGCTGCGTGCGCTGCCGCTCGAGAACGTTGGAGAGCAAACCCAACGGAGGATAATTTGCGGCGATATCGAAGGACGCTAGCGAGCCTGACGGGCTTCATGAAGCGAACGAAGCGCATCGATTGAAACGTATTGGACGCTGATCTCAGCGGTGGCAGTAGCGCGTCTAAACATGCTCGATCAGATCCCCTTCATCCACGGCACTCGATTTGGTGAAAGGCACGGACGTTCTCACTTGGCAAGTTCAGAGAGCAAGGCATCGGGGATCGGCTTGATCCGCCTCCACAGTTCGACCTAAGCTCTTCACTTAAAGCACGCGGTTTCTGGATGTGGCCCCTGGCCCGTGCCCATCAAGAGACGCAGCAAGACTGCGATGTCTCCACTCTGGAGGAAAGTAATGTCAAGGATTACTCTGATTTTGGCAATTGGCACGCTTGGACTTGCCGGAATTGGAACGAATGGCGCGGCATCCGCTCAGGGCTATACGATGCAACGACACTGCACGAAATATGAATACGTCGGAAAATTAGGAGCTAAAGGATCACGACGTGGGTGCATCCAGTGGGGCAGTGTAAAGGTTTGGGATAAGAAGGTCTTCAGGCCTTCTAACGGCTCCGTGGGACCGACGGTCGAGAAGCGGTGAAAAGGGTCGGACTAGCTTCAGCGTCACTGGGGGGCAGCGCTGACTCGGTTATATCTCTAAGGTTCATTCGCAAGCCTGCCATGAGTATTGCGTGCCGCTGAGCTGTTCGGCCCGTCCGTCCGCATCGCCAAGTCCGTTGTCGTCGCGTTCGCCTTCATCATCGCATTGCGCTCCTTCGTCTTCGCAGACGATTTCTTGATCGGCGCCATCCTCAAGGTCGGTGTCGCCGTCGAGCGCATCAGCAACCCCGATGAGGGATTCCACGATGGCGCCCAGCCGGCGGCGCATGCTGTCGATCGACAAGGCTCGGTCGGTGAGACGCTGTGCTACGTTCAGGAGGATGTCGCGGACCTCCTCGCGCTCGGCCGGGGTAAGAGACGCGACCTCGCCAAGCGGGCCGTCCTCATCGAAAAGCCCTAGCGCTGCCATCGGATCGGGCGCCAGACGGAAAACGTCCAAGCTCATCGGCGCGGCTCCAAAGGGATGACGCGGCGGCCGATGACCAGTTCTCCGTCCACGTAGACGACCGGCAGATGGTCGTAGAACGAATAGGTCGGGAGGGTGACGGGCTTGAGGCCATAGGAGCGGCGAGCGGGCTTCCCTTTGCCCTCGCGGTGGTTGATGCGGATCGGGCTCATTGATGGCTCTCCGGCAAGAGGACGGCTGCCGCAGTGGCGAGCGAACGCCGAGCGGGTTCGATTAAATTCCAGTCGGGGGCGGGCGGGTGTTGGATCAGTTCGGCCAGAACGCGGAGCCCGGCCAAGGTGCTGGGGACGACGCGGACGGCAGTGAGATACGCAGCCCTTGCCTGCTCCTGCGCATCCGCCAGGGCTTGCTCTGTGCCTGCGGCATTGATTGAGGATCGAACGGCGGCGATGCGCTGGCGCTCGCTATCCAGATCGTCACGCAACCGCTGCTCAGCGGCAGCTAGGGCGGGCTCGCGCTCTTGGCCTTCCCGCGCCCTACGGAACAGCCGATCAATGGCTCGGTGCGACCGGAGCTTGATAGCGAGCCCCGCTAAGCTGCATTCGATCTCGGCGGGGCTGGAGGCCTTCGCTGCGGCAAGCGTCGCAGCCATGGCCGCGTGCCTGCTCCCGGCCTGTGCGGCGGCGGTTTGCGCGGCCCTGTAGGCGGCCGCGGCGGCGTGGATCGGATCAGGTGCGCTCATGTGCAAACCCTCGCCAAGGTTTCGATCTCAGCGGAGAGAGCTGGTCTGAGATTCGCCACGATGCGCGCGAGATTCGGCACCTCGTAGCCGTCAAACTCAACGGCCAGCATTTCCAGAATGGCGAGCGCCCCGGCGGCAGTGGTCGGGACAGCCGCGCTCAGCTTCTGGACCAGCGGAGACACGCGGCCATAAGCGTCCTGCTCCGCGAGCATCGCGGCGTGCCGCCTCGCCTCGGCCATCCCTTTGGCTGCGGTGCCTTGACCAGCGCGCATGCATCCGTCGTCAGCCTCGTGGAAACGCTCCTGGGCCGCTTCATAGCTGGCACGCGCGCCCCGCCACTCCGCGAATAGGCTGGCGATTTGGGCGTCCGTTACCTCGGAAGCGAAGACGGGCGGGACGCACCCGGCAATGCTACCGGGAATAATGACGGCGATGGTGGCGGCGGCGGTCTTGAGATAGGAACGGCGATCCATGGGATTTGCTCCTCGGTGCGATAGCGTGGCGATAGCGGGCGCGGTGCTGGCGCCCGGCTAGGGCGTCAGGCGTTGCCGGCGATGCGGAGGATTGAGGCGGCGATACGCTCGCCATAGCCACGGCGAGCAGGGGTGCTGCCTTCCCATGCGATGCGCTCGAACGGGGGCGCATAGCTCAAGGCCTCCAATGCTTCGGCCTGGATGAGAACGCCGGCTATCGTGACGGGCTCTATGGCCATCACGTCGCGGGCATGAGCAGCGAGCAGTTCAAGGGCCTTGAGATGAGCCCTGATAGCTGGGCGGATGCCGGACGCATCTTCAAGCAGCTCGTACCGGCTTTCGTATTGCTCCAGGGCGGCCAGCCGCGCCTTTGCATCGACTACGTAGCGCGCACGGTTCGCGACACGCTTCGCAATCAGCTCGGGCTTCGCGTTCTTGCGGTGCTCTGGCCGGCCTGACCAATACGCGATGTCGCGCTCGATGCTCTCGCGCGATGCGATATGGGTAAACCAGCTATCGGCGGTGCGGCGCTCCAGAATGCGGCGCGGTCTACCGTAACTGGAATGGCAGAGGAGGGCCTTCGGAATGGCGGGCACTTTCGGCGCCCAGGCCTCCATGATGGCTTCCCGCTCCTCGACGGCCTGCCTGTAGCCCGCGAGTACGAAGGCGGTCTTGGCGCCCAGGTCCAGCAGCTCGGCGCTTTCGGCGGGAGCTTGAACCCCGGCAGCGACGGCAACCGGGCCGGCGGCAGCGGTGGACGCAGCGGCTAGGCCGATGAGCATGCGGCGGCGGTTGAAGATGGCGGCAGGCAAGCCGGTAGCGGCTGCCCGAGCGGTTGCGTTGAGCATTGGTATCTCCAGCAATGTGAAGGCGGCGGGGTGGGTTAGTAGCGGCCGGGGAAGGCGCGGCGGACTGCGGACAAGGCCACGTCCGTAGGGTCTTGGTCGCAGTTCAGGTCATAGGCGAGCAGCTCACAGCTCCGGTCCTCCCGCTCGCGCTCGGTGCGCGGCTTGGTGTCGCGAAGCTCGGACATGACCTCCAGATATTCGTTGCAGATCGTGTCAGCGATTTTCTCAAAGCGACGACCGGCAGCAGTCCTGCGGCCTTCGTCATTCGTGAAAGCCCCTCGGTTTGTGAGGGAGTCCGCCACCTGGGTAAGGGTCTGCATGGCGCGGCCGAGCTGGACCAATTCAGAGACCGTCATAGGGAATGCAGGCTCGGCCTCAGGAAACACGGTAGCGGCGGCAGGGCTTCGGATAGCGGCCAAGTCCATCGTTCAAGCTCCCAAGGTATCGAGCGCGCCGCGCAGAGCGTCGATGCGGGCGCCGTTGAAATGCTGGCGGTAATGCTCGCGCTCGATCTCGAAGCGGATGGCCTCGGGGTCATTGCGGAATTGAGCGGCTAGGGCGACGGACTCGTGAGCGCGCACTGCGAGAGCGGCGCGGGCCTCAATCTCGCGGCGGGCTGCATCCGCCAGCATCATCGCCTCGCGCTTCGCGGCGGCCCATGCCTTGCGGAGCCAGAGGGAGAGCTGGGCGCGGCGCTCGCTGATGTTGCGGCACATGCGGAAGGCGAAGCGGCCTTCGCGATAAGCCCAGGCCATGACCGCAGACTTGTTGAAGGCGATGCGTCCGGCGATGAGATTTGCGAGCGTCATTGCTGTATCTCTGTTTCAACCCTGCAAACACGATACAGTTTTTTAGGGCTATGTCAACAGGGCTGCAAATCTGATACAGCTTTGACCTCCACCACCAATCGCAGGCGATCAATGACCATTCGACTGACTCCGCGTCTCCTGAAGGCGGCGCGCGCTCTCTTAGGTTGGCAGCAAGACACCCTCGCGGCGCAGTCCGGGGTTTCGAAATCGACAATCGGCGCGTTCGAAGCGAAAGAGGAGGACGCCAAGCTCGCGACGATGAACAACCGTGCCCTAGTGGAGGCGCTGACTGGCGCGGGCGTGCAGATCATCCCAGAGAACGGCGGAGGCGCCGGGGTCCGCCTCGCCAGGCGTGCGGATGGAACCAGCGGGCACTAGCCGAGGCGACGGAAAAAGCGGATAGCCGCCAAAAGCGAACTGACAAAACTGACGAAACCCGCCAAGGCAATATGCCTCTGTTTTCGCGAAATAGCCTCGTATTACCTGAGTTAACTAATTGCAAAAGCTAGCTTTTTAAGCGATCAACTTTATACTGCCTTCAGCAATTGGAGGCAGCCATGCACCCCAAACGTCAAAAGCGAACCGCGCAGCTCATTTGCGGCGTCGAACCCGAACTACGGGAAGCGGTGGAGGCCGAGGCGCTCCGCCGCGACACCTCTATATCCAGCACCGTCCGCGCGCTGATCCGTGCTCAGCTCGCCGCGCTCAATTCCGGCCAGATGCGGGCGGCGTCATGAGCGAGAACATCCACACGCTGTTCCCCCAGGCCGAGGCCTCGTCATCCGAGCAGCCAGCGCCCGTTCTGCCGATCGAGCAGCACGCCATTGGCGCGGCTCTAGCCGCTGAGCGGTTGCGGCAGTTGACCGAGCAAATGTTGGTTCTCCTGCGGTACGCGCCGCGCGACGCCGCCACATTCGACCGTGTCCACAGCGACATCCTCGGCGCCTGGAGCGACCTATCTGACCACTACACGAATTATCGCCATGTCCTCGAATGCAAAGGGCAAGCTTGATGGTTTTCCGCCCCCAGCCCCTCCAAATCCCGAATATGCGGACGGACTACCGTGCCGAGGGCAAGGCCTTCGAAACGCTCGGGCAGACCTTGGGGTCATTGATCCCCGACATGCAGAAGCAGCAGAAGGAAGCCAACGAGCGCGAAGAGATGGCGCGTATCGGGAAGGGCATCGCTGACGGCACGCTCGACTACAAGGCGGCAGCCGGCCGAGCCTTCGCCCTTAACCGCGCCGATCTCGGCATGGAGCTTTTGAAGCAGGGCGAGACGCAGGCGCAGCGCACGCTCGGGCTGGAGGCCAGCCGGAATCTCGGCAGTGCGCTCGGACAGTATTTCGGTGGCCAGCCCACTGTCGGCTTAGGAGCCTCGCCCAGCTCGACCTCCAGCGCGCTCTCGCCGTCGCTCATCGGCAATGAGAGCGGCGGCAATTGGCAGGCTCAGAACAACGAGGTCGGGGCCGGCGGGGCTCGCGGCCACTTTGGGCGCGGCCAGTTCGGTGTCGCCCGCATTCAGGAAGCCGCAAACGCTGGCGCCATTCCGCAGGGGACCACGCCCCAGCAGTTCATGAACTCGCCAGAGCTTCAGCAGCGGGCCGAGCGCTGGCATGTCGCCGACATCAGATCGAACATCAAGGCCAACGGCTTCGATCAGCTCATAGGCCAGCGCATCCGGGGTGTCCCGATCACGGAGGAAGGCCTGATCGCCGTCGCCCATCTCGGCGGCGTCAACGGCATGAGGAAATTCGTCGAGACGCAAGGTGGCTATAATCCGACCGACGCCAACGGCACGAGCCTGTTCGACTATTTCAGCCGCCACGGCGGAACGCGCTCGGCCGAGGCCGACATGCCGGACCGTAACGCGGCCATCGCCTCTGCCGAAACCGGACAGAATGGATTTGTCATCCCCCCAGGCGGCGGCACGCCGATGTCCGGCCGGACCTTCAATCAGATCGCCGGCAGCATGGACAATCCGCCTCTTCGTCCGGCCTTCGAGTCGGAAGGCCTGGGGCAGCCGTGGATGGGGACAGCGCTCGCGCCGAGCCTCCAGCGCGCGGTTGGGGGAGCGCCGCAGGCCCAGACAGCGCAGGTTATGCCGCCTCGCCGGCCCTATGACCTCAATGAAGCCGATCTCCCGGCCCGTGGCGCCGTGCCTGCAATCGGCCAGATGCCCCAGCCGGCAACGGCCCGATATGCCGAGGCCGATCCGAACAGCCCCGATGCGGGTATGAGGATCGGCCAGCTTGCGAGCGAGGAAGCGCGGCTTGGCCTGCGCTCGGGCGCGGGCATCATGAACCCGCTGGACAACTTCCGCAGCGCGCCCCAGCCGGCAACTCCCGCCAATACCCGCTTGGATGCAAGGTTGGCGAATGGCGGAGCGGCTGGCGCAGTCGTGCCGCCGCAGCCTGCCGATCTCCCCGCGCCCGGTGCTACCCCGACGCAGGGACCGGCGCCGATAATGTCGAAAGACATGCCGCGCCCGACCAATGCCCAGGAGGCGAATGAGTATCGCCAGACGCGGGCTATGGAGAGCCGTCAAGGCAGGGTGACGGCGCTCGTTCAGGCGCTCGCGAATCCCAATCTGCCGGCCAACGCTCGCGAGATTGGCCAGATCTTCCTCAAGGAAGCGCTGGAGCAGTCCAAAGTCCCGGATAGCGTGAAGGAGTTCATGTACGCCCGAGGCATGGGGTGGACCACGGCCAAGAACCTGGGCGAATACAATGCGGAAAAGGAAAAGGCCAAGAAAACGACCGCCGAGGACGAGACGGCGGGCCGGGAGCGTGCGGCGGCTCGGGCTGGGCTCAAGCCCGGCGATCCGGGTTATCAGGGCTTCATCCTCACCGGCAAGATGCCGCGCGAGGACATGGGGCCGCTGACGGCGACCGACAAGAAGGCCATCCTTGAGGCGGACGAGATGGTCCTGACCAACCGGACGGCTATCGACAATCTGCGGCAGGCCAAGGAGCTTTCGGCCAAAGCCTATGATGGCCTCACCGCCGGTCTGCGTGGGACTGTCATGGGCAACCTCGGTAGCGAAGACGGTAAGGCGACGCTGGAATATAATAACTTGGTCACCGCGAATGCGCTCGGGCAGCTCAAAGCTATCTTCGGCGCGGCGCCCACAGAGGGCGAGCGGAAAATCCTGCTCGACATCCAAGGCTCGGCCAACTTGCCTCACGATGTCCGCGTGAAGATTCTCGATCGCGGTATTGCGATGGCCGAGAGGCGCCTTGCCTTCAACGAACAGCGCGCGGCCGAACTTCGCGGCGGTGATTACTACAAGAGCCCGGAGAAGCGGGCGCAGGGCGCCGCCTCCACTCAGCAGCAGCGCCAAGCAATCTCGGCGCCGCCGGCAGCGATTGAGTTCCTGAAAGCCAATCCCGGCGCCCGCGACCAGTTCGATGCGAAATACGGTCGTGGTGCTGCCGCTAGCGTGCTGGGGCAGTGAGACATGGCTGGAAACGTCTTCGATCAGTTTGACGCCCCGGCTCCCGCCGCCGGCCGCGCTCCGCCGCCGGTCCAAGCCGGGAGAAATGTGTTCGACCAGTTCGACGCGCCGAGCGCGCCAGTTGGCGACAACGCCGGGGGCGGCTGGGCATCGCGCGCCCAGCGAGAGGGGACGGACACACAACTCCGTGAGGGAGAATATCTCGCTGACGCGGTGCGCACTCGCCTCCAGCAGGACCAGACGAGTCCGATGGGGCGGCTCGATGCCTATGCTCGTGGCGTCGCCGGGTGGGTGCCGGGCATGGACAAATTGGCAGCGGCGGGCGATGCCGCTTTCGGAGCGGGCGAAGGTCAAAACTTCAGCGAGCGCTATTCTGACCGGCTGATGCGGCAGCGCGCGATGGACGACGCTGATCGCGCCCTAAACCCCGGTTCGCGTCTTGCGGGACAGGTGGCCGGGTTTGGTGCGACCGCTTATCTCATGCCCGGAGTCAATGCCGTCCGCGAGGGCGTGAGGGGCGCGACCGCAGCCAATGCCGCGCTGACGGGCGGCCTCTATGGTGCTCTTACCGGCGCGATCGAGAATGACGGCGGAGTCACCGATAAGGCCCTCGCCGCGACACAGGGCGGCGTCGGTGGCGCGGTTGTTGGTGGCGCTCTGGGTGCAGCCCTTGGCGGCGTAGCATCTCGGCTCGGCCGGAATCCGGCAGCGCCGCTTCCAGGAGCGCAGGCCGCAGATGATCTTGGCATTCCGCTAACCCGAGGCCAGCGCGCGGCTGATCCGGCGATGATGGGCCGTGAGAATGCGATGGCCGGGGGCGCCTATGGCGATCGAGCCCAGCGTGTCGCGCAGGAAGCCATAGAGGCGCAGCGCGGGAAGGTGCTGGAGGCTCGCGACCAGATCGGGGTGAACGCAGGGCGCGGGCAAGTGGATCTAGCCCGGCCGGCTGATGCGGGGGGCATCGTCGGGGAGGCCGTGGACAGCTTCGCCAGCCGCGCAAAATCAACCTGGGAGGCGAAGCAGGCGGGCCTCACGAACACTGTGAACGAGGCCTCCGACCGGATGGCCGGGCGCTTCAATCCGATGGCGGTTTCCCCGGTTGATGCCGGCGGCTTCGTCGCGGAGGCAACCCGCTCGGCCGCCGCCCGTGGCAAGCTGAAATATAACGAGGCCTATCGCGGCGCCTTTGCCCGAGAGGGAGAGATTGCGCCCGAGTTCTTCACGGGCCTCGCCAAGCTGGGCGAGAACGGTTTGATGGCGCCGGGCTCGCCTTTGAGCGAGTTCGCGGCGCCGATCTCGAAGCGCATTCAGGAAGGCCTCCTCAATCGTGCCGAGCCGATCATCCCGGACAGGACCACGACGCCGATTGCGGCGAAGACGCTGAACGAACTGGATCGTGTGGCGAACCTCAACCTCGGCCGCATCGGCAACCCGCCTCCAGGCCAGCAGATCAGCGGTGTCAACCTGCGCGGCATCGAACAGGCCCGGAAAATCATCATCGCCGGGTACAAGGACGCCAAGGCCAACCCGGCCGACGCTCGGGCCATGCGCGGCATCATTGAGGGCTTTGACGATCAGCTAGAGCGCGGCTTCGCCAGCTCCCTGTTCTCGGGTGACGAGGGCGCGCTGGCCGCGATCAAGCAGGCTCGTGGCGCCTATTCGAATTGGATGCGAGCATTCCGGCCGAACGGTGCAGGCGACGACGCCGGCCGGGCGGTGCAACGGATCATCGATCGCGGCGCCACTGAGGAAGAGGTCGCGAACTTCCTCGTAGGCTCAGCGCGAGTTGGCGACGCCGGATTGAGCGCACGGCTCGTCGATCGGCTCGCCAGCGTCCTCGGCAAGGAATCGCCCGAGTTCACCGCCATCAGGGGGGCGACCTGGCAGAAGCTGACAGGCGGCTTCGATGCGGCGGACCCGAAGAGCGCGGCCAAGGTGGCAGAGCGGATTGCGGAGTTCACGGGCGAGCGCGGACGGACCTTCGCGAGCAAGCTGTTCTCGGGCGACGAGTTGGGGGCAATGCAGCGCTATTCCGGCGCGCTCCGCATGTTCGCCGCCCGCGCCGAGGCCCAGCCGGATAATCCGGCGGCACAGGCTCCGGTCAAGCTCCTGATGGATATCTCGGAGCGCCGGCTGTCCCCCGAGGACATGGCCTCGTCCATCTTTGGGTTCGGCAACAAGTCCTCCACGAACAACGTCAAGCTCGTGGACGCCATCGGAGACCTGATCGGCAAGGACGGCCCGGAATGGGCGGCCATTCGTCAGGGCGTGTGGCAGCGCATCGCCAACGTGCCGGAAGGCTCAATCGAGATGGGCGCGCAGAAGATGAGCCAGCGGATTCACAATTTCGTCTCGGGCGAAGGCCAGAGCCTCGCGACGAGGTTGTTCTCGCCCAGCGAACTCGGAGAGATGCGAAAGCTTGCCGCTGCGCTCCGTCAGACGATCCCGCCTCCGGGCTCCACGAACGTCTCGAACTCGGGCAACCGAAACGCCGGGCAGATGCGGGAGATGGCGCGCCGGGGTGTAGAGGCCATCATGACGACACTCGGCGCCTCCATGGGCGGCTGGGCTGGTGCGGGTATGGGCCTCGCCGGCAGCAAGGGCGTGGGTGCCCTCGCCGGCATGAACGCAGCCCGACAGGCGCGGAACCTCTACTATGCCGGACCGCCGACGCCGATCGCGCCTCGCCTCGCTGAGCGGCTGGGGATTGCCCGCAAACTCGCGCCCCAGTCTACCGGCCTGTCAATTCCATCGCAGATACCGGGCGGGCGGGGCTCGTCGGTTTATCTTCCAGCCGCAGCCGATCAGGACGAGCGCTAGGGTGAAGGGATGAGGCCCTACAGCTATCAGCAGGCCCAGCAGCAGCGACCGCGATATCAGCCGCATCTAGGCGGGGTCGCGGAAGCCGTTGGCGATCCAGGCGACACAACGACATCCGCCATACCAGATGCTTCCGATAACCAATGCGGTCGCGCCCCAGAAACCGCCTTCGGTATCGAGAAGGTGACGCGGCTGAGCCATCCCCGCAAGCAACAAAACCGCAGCGATGACAAGCAAAGGCACGGCAACCGCAAGGCCCATCCGATGAAAACCGCGTGTCAGTCGATTCACGGCGCTTCGCTCCGGTTCACAACCTCAACGTGCCTCCTGACGCCCATTTCCGCAAGGGGACCGGCCGTCGCCACGCTGGTGAGCTTCGCCCTGATGGCGTGGGTGATTGCAGGAGGTGCTGCATGAGCGAAGAGCCGCGCAAAAACGCGAGCAATACGCGCGGCCGGCCTTTCGCCCCCGGCAATCCCGGCAAGGCCAAAGGCACGCGCCATAAGACCACGTTGGCCATCGAGGCGCTGCTGGACGGCGAGGCCGAGAAGCTGACGAAGAAGGCCATCGACCTAGCCATGGCTGGCGACATCACAGCGCTGCGCCTTTGCATGGATCGTCTGGCACCTGTGCGTCGTGACCGTCCCGTCACCTTCGACCTTCCGAAGATTGAGACAGTCAGCGACCTCCCGAAGGCCACGCAAGCCATCATGGAAGCGGTTGCCGGCGGAGAGCTGACGCCATCGGAGGCGGCCGAGCTGGGCAAGTTGGTTGACGCGCATGCCAAGGCGATCGAGGTGACAGATCTGCACCGCAGGCTTGAGGCATTGGAAGGAGGACGGCCATGACCAAGCAACTATCGGCGCGCATCGATCGATTGGAGCAGGCGCGTGATGCCCAAGCCGGTCGATTCATCATGTGGTCGGACTCCGACGATCCGAACGCGCCTCTGGAGCGCGTCGAGATTTGCGGTCTCTCGCATGAGGAATGTCTGGATCCTCTGGATGAGCCCGAGGTGATGGAATGAGCAGCGCAATCCTCGCCCGCATTATCAAACTGGAAGAGCGGCGCCGACCTTCATCTGACGCCCGTTCCAAAGCCGAGCGAGATGCGGCTGTGGCGATGGCGCTGGCCGATCCAGAATGGTTTCACCAAATCGGCGTCGGGCTGCTCGGAGGAGACTTCCCCGGCGCCCGCGAGCACCATGCTGCGATTCTGGCTGCGTGGAGAGCCGATACATGACGAGCGCTCTCGCCCGTCGACTGGATAGGCTGGAGGCAGCATTGCGGGCGCGCGTGCCTCTGCGCTGCCTGATTCTCTGCGGCACGGCCGAGCAGAATGACGCCGACACAATTCGGGCCTTCGCTGAAGGGCGCATCTCAGCGCGTGAACCTATCATCCGAGTCAATTGGCCGGCGGGCTACCGGCCAGCAATCCAAGGAACAGCGTAGATGCGGCTGAGCGAGCGACTGGCTAAGTTGGAACGTGCGGCGGGACGCAAGCAGTCCCACCAGCGCATCGTTCGACATGTCCTCAACTGTCTGCCGGCAGATCGCCCCGCACGGTTCGTTGCTATCGAGGCATCTGACCCCGGCGCGTTCCATATTGTCCGCGTCGTCGTTCGGCCGGGCGAGAAAGCGTTAGTAGCATGAGCCGGGAACTGGATCGACGCATCGCGGCGCTTGAGCGCGTCAAAAATGGGCAGGGCGTCGAATATCTCGTGCTCGACTATCCGCCCGAGGACGAGCCGCGCGACCCTCACGAGCAGCGCCGGCCGATGACGGAAGATGAATGGCTAGCGGCACACTGCTTCGATTGAAAACCAATCAACCGATTTTAAAGATAGCCCCACTAAAATAGTTAGGGATAGTGGCCGGCAGGGAAAAGCCCCACCCCCTTTTCCCCCGCCGATATCAGCCGGGCGGGCTGCTTCGGCATAGATCGTTCCACTCGCAGCGCTTGCCAATAGCAGCGATGATGGGCGTCAACGGCGCTTTTCGAGCCGAACTTTTAGAGGTTGGATAGCCGGCAGCGGAACGATTGGGCAGCCGAGGGCCGATTGGATATCAGCTCGGATCTTTCGGGGCATCGTATAGCGTTCCGCGACTGCCTTGCAGATTGCGGATTTGATGGCGACATCGACCTGTCCTAGCGGAGCACCGCCACACTTGCGGATCGCCTCACCAATGAGATGGTCATCAAGTTCGATCGGCGATTCGCTCACCTCGATGTAGCTCGGCCATTGGAGAAATGGATGCTGAGGGCCGTCGGGCACCAGTACCGAGATTGGGTAGTCCGGGTAGGAATTAAAGCGAAAGAAAAGGTGCGGCCCGACGCAAACGACCAT